CACAGGTGGTCAATGTTTAGCATTATCCACACCAAATGGTGTTGGTAATTGGTTTCATAAAACCTGGGTTGATGCTGAAGAAGGCCACGGCATATTTAATTTTATTAAACTACATTGGACGGTTCATCCAGATAGAGACCAAGAGTGGAGAGATGAACAAGATACTTTGTTAGGTACAACAATGGCATCTCAAGAATGTGATTGTGATTTTATCACTTCTGGTACTTCAGTAGTTGATGGTGTTATTTTAGAAAAATGTAGAGATTCAATGGTCAAAGATCCATTAGAAAAGCGTGGTGTTGACAGTAATTTATGGGTATGGGAGCCACCAAATTATACAAAGACTTATGTAGTGTGTGCTGATGTTGGTCGTGGTGATGCAGCAGACTATAGTGCTTTCCATGTTATTGATGTAGAACGGGTGGAACAAGTTGCAGAATATAAAGGTAAGATTGGAACTAAAGATTTTGGTAATATGTTGGTTAGTATTTCAACTGAATATAACGATGCTTTACTAATTATAGAGAACAATAACATAGGTTGGGCAACCATCCAACAAGTAATAGATAGGGATTATCCTAATCTATTTTATACGAGTAAAGATTTACAATATGTAGATGTTCAACATCAGATGAATAATCGACATAGAGCGGTAGAAAAAAATATGGTGGCTGGTTTTAGTACCACCACAAGAACAAGACCTTTGATTATTGCAAAGTTAGAGGAATATTTCAGAGATGAATCAGTAGTGGTTCATTCAAATAGATTGATAGATGAATTATTTACATTTATTTATAATAATAATAGGGCAGAAGCAATGAGAGGATATAACGACGATTTAGTTATGTCTTTTGCTATTGGACTGTGGGTTAGAGATACAGCTTTGCGATTAAGACAAGAAGGTATAGAAATTACTAAGAAAACTCTTAGTCATATAGAGCTTGATGGTTTATATACACCACAAGAAACTAAAAATGATTCCTGGGAATGGGATGTTAATCAAAAGAAAGAGTCTTTAGAATGGCTCTTATAAGTGAGGTAAAAAATGGCTGATAAATCATTATTTGGTCGGTTAAAACGATTATTTTCAACAAACGTAATTGTAAGAAATGTAGGTGGACGTAAATTAAAAATTGCAGATACTGATATGCTACAACATGGGGTGAGAAGTCATCTTGTAGATAGATATTCTAAATTACATAGTGGGTTAGATTTGATAGGTACTGGATATTCTACAGTACATCAAGTCATGGCCGCAAGACTTGGATTATTCAAGGATTATGAAACAATGGATGCAGACTCTATTATATCGAGTGCACTTGACATTTATTCTGACGAATCTACAATGAAAAGTGAGTATGGAAATGTAATAGAGATTCATAGTGATAATAAAAATATCTATGAGATTCTACATAATCTTTTTTATGATATATTGAATATAGAATTCAATTTATGGCCTTGGGTAAGAAATATGTGTAAATATGGAGATTTCTTTTTACATTTAGATATAAATGATAAATATGGAATCACAAATGTAATTCCTTTATCACCATATGAGGTGATTAGAGCAGAAGGAGAAGATCCAGAGAATCCATACTATACAAAATTTTATTTAGAAACTATGGAACAAACACATCCTTATTTACAACATGCTATGCAAAGTAAACATGGAAAAATAGAATTTGAGAATTTTCAAATTGCACATTTTAGATTGTTGAGTGATAGTAATTTAGTTCCGTATGGTAAATCAATGTTAGAAGGAGCACGGAAAGTATGGAAACAAACAACATTGATGGAAGATGCTATGTTGATTCATCGTGTAATGAGAGCACCTGAAAAAAGAGTATTTAAAATTGATATAGGTAATATACCACCAAACGAAGTTGATAATTATATGCAACGTATAATGAATAAGATGAAGAAAACACCCTTTATTGATGAGAGTACTGGTGATTATAATTTGAAATTCAATATACAGAATTTAACGGAAGATTTTTTCTTACCAGTTAGGGGTGGAGATAGTGGTACTCAAGTTGATACTCTTGCAGGTTTGACATATGAAACTACTGATGATTTAGAGTATTTGAAAAATAGATTATTGGCAGCACTTCATGTTCCAAAGGCATTTCTTGGATATGAGGAATCACTTGGTAGTAAAGCAACATTAGCAGCAGAGGATGTTAGGTTTGCTCGTACTATTGAGAGAATACAAAGAATTATAACAAGTGAGTTAACAAAAATTGCAGTTGTTCATTTATATTCACAAGGATTTACAGACGAGGAGTTGGTAAACTTTGAATTAACATTAACAAATCCATCTACAATTTATGAACAAGAAAAACTTGAATTGTGGGGGAATAAAGTTAATTTAGCTCGTGATGTAAAAGATAATCAATTACTTCCATCAAATTGGGTATATAAAAATGTATTCAATTTTAGTGATGAGGAAATAGTTGATTTAGAGAAACAATTAGTAAAAGATCAAAAACAGAAATTTAGATTTGAACAAATTCAGACAGAGGGTAATGATCCAGCTCAAAGTGAAGAATCAGTTGGTACACCAAGTGACTTGGCAAGTATTGGAACTACTGGAGAAGAAGGTCAACAAGAACCACCTGATACTGCAGCAGGTTCAATATTTGACAAAGGTGGGGCACCAGAAGGTGGCCAGCCAGGAGCAGGTAGACCTAAAGAGATGAGTAAGTTTGAAAAAGATGGAAGTGCACGAGGTAGAGATCCGTTAGGTCGGCATAAAAGTCCTTTGGCACTTTCTCATTACGATGCTTTGAAAAAATCTCTGAAGATTTCTAAAAAGCAGATACTAAAAGAGACAAAAGAGTCTGATGAAATTGATAATGAATATCAAGATTTTGTAAATAAAGAATAACGTATATGTGTATATTTATTTGAAGTTTTTATATTTATATATAACGATACAAATGTATTTAAACGGAGCAATTAATGTCCTATAATAAGAAACATAACAAAATTAAAAATACTGGGATTTTGTTTGAATTGTTAACTCGTCAAATAACTGTTGATGTGTTGAACGATGAATTAGACAGTTCTTCAATTAAAATTTTGAAAGAATATTTCAATTCTAAAACCGAATTGGGTAAAGAAAATGAACTTTATAAAATTTTATTGGAACAAAAGTATAAAAATTTAAAACATGCCGAAATATTAGTAGAGGCAGTAATTAAAAATCGAAGAAAATTATCAAATCGACGGTTGAAAAGTGAGAAATATAATTTAATTAAAGTAATTAAAGAAAATTATGATCTAACCGCATTTTTCAATTCGCGAATTCCTAATTATAAGGAATTGGCTTCAATTTATAATATATTTGAGGGAGAATCTTCTCGTAAAGATTATGGAGCTGTCATAGAAACTGATAGTAAAGTTACTTTATTGGAAAATATTACCTCTCCAATACATACCAGAAAAAAATTAAAAACATCTTTTTCTAAACACGAGGAAGATATCAGATTATTAACTTATCAATTATTAGTTGATAAATTCAATAAAAAATACAGTACTTTAAGTGAAAATCAAAAAGATTTATTGAGGGAATATATCAATAATCTTTCTAATACTAATTCTTTAAAAGAATTCATAGCTGCTGAAGTTGTAAAAGTAAAAACTATCTTAAAAACACATTTACGTCAAGTTAATGATAAAATAACTAAAATTAAATTAACTGAAGTTATTACTCATACGGATATAGCAACTCAAGGTAATTATGTGAAAGATTCTCATGTTGTTGCTTTAATGAGATATTATGAACTTATTAAGGAATTAGATAATCCACGAAGATAAATAGGGGCCGATTTTTAGAATTCCTTCGTACTTTAATTAAAAAAGAAATCGAAGAAGCATCTACAACAGCTTCCGCAGGAGTAGAATATGGTGGAAGTGGAACTTATGATACGCCATATTGGGGTGCTGGTAAAGGTAAGGATAGAAGAAAGTCAATTGCAAGTGGTAGTGGATATCATGAGGTAAATGAAGATACTAAAGATAAAATAAAAGCTAAAAAACTTGAAAGAAAATTGAGCACTATTGAAGGAAGGTATCGATACGCAATGTATCAACTGAGCGATAGATTACAGGCTGATCCTAAAAATCATAGCTTACAACCTGAATTAATAAATTCATATACAAAGCATGTAACGGCTTTTATGAGAGATATGGTTAAAATAACTAAAAGGGTGAAATAATGAGACAATTACTTGTAGATTATATACCATTTGATATACCAAAATATCAAATTGCCGAGTCCATGAAAGAAAATAATGGAAAATTGGTAGTCAAAGGTGTATTACAAAGGGCAGATGCAAAAAATCAAAATGGTAGAGTATATCCACGAGAAATTTTAACTCGTGAAGCAAAAAATTATAATGAAAATTTTATACAACAAAAACGTGCAATGGGAGAACTTGATCATCCAGACAGTTCAGTAGTAAATTTACAGAACGTTTCTCATAATATAACTGAAATGCATTTTGAGGGTTTAAATTTGTTGGGTACGGTAGAGATTTTAACCACACCCGCAGGTAAGATTTTAAGAGAATTATTTAAAAATGGAATAAAACTCGGTATTAGTTCTCGTGGAATGGGTTCAGTAGAGACGGTAGCGGAAGGGGAAGATGGACAACAACCAGTGATGAAAGTTGGTGATGACTTTGAATTAATAGCATTTGATTTCGTATCCAATCCATCCACACACGGAGCATTTATGCATCCTATAAGTGAGGGAGTTGAGATAACACAAGGTAGAACTTGTGGTGAATATTGTAAGGCAGAGGAACTAATTAACCAAATTATTCGGGGAGATTAAAATGGCATCTTTAGAAGATTTATATAATAGTAGTGGTGGAGGCGGTGGTGGACGTAAAACTGCCACAAATAAGTCAGGTAAAACAACGAAAAAAACCGCAACCCAATATGGTGGTGGTGAAGATGGATTAGAAACATTTAAAATTCCACCTATTAAAGTACGAAAAGGGTTCAAGTCATAAATGCCTGCCAAGTCTAAATCTCAACAAAAATTTATGGGAATGGTTCATGCTTTACAAAAGGGTGATATCGATTCATCTGAT